CAGGCCGGGAAGCAACGGCCGTGCGCGCCAACCTTGGACTGCGTGACCGGCTTCATGGAACCACCTTCCCCATCGCGGCGCCGATGACCATCAGCACTATGACAGCCAGGCCGAAGACCAAGAGCAATGCGGTTTGTTCCACGTTGGTCTTCATCCCAGGTCCCCGGACACCTTGAGCATTAACAGCGTGAGCAAGGTTCCAAGTACAACGGCCTAGGTCAAAGCAAGCAGTTCAGCTTTACAAGCGTCTGTCACGCAGTCACACTCCTGAGGCCAGGCAGGCCGGTGCCTTTGGATCTCGGTCACGCAGCCACGCCTTGAAGTCCTTGACGCTCATGGGCGTCCAGTCCATCAGCACGTCCTTAGCGCGATGGTGCCCAGCGTCGTAAGCTTTCAGCGCCGTGGCTTGTGATGGGAAGCCCAGCATTACCTTTGTTTCGTCAAAGCCCTTCTGAGGCGGCAGGTGCTTCTGATCGATGAGGTAGACGTACGTCGCCTCAGGATCAGGTCCTACGTAGGCATCCAGTGCGTCCCCGTCAGCCCCCGGCGCATCCTGTATGTAACCGTAGTCGGCAGGCATGACAACGCGCCAGTCCTTACCGTGACGAGTAAAGCCCTTTGGCGTTTCGACGTGAACCGTAAGGCCGTGAATAAAATGTGTTCCCTGCGCAGGGCCGTCTGAGTCCTTAGCTTGCTGCTTCGCCTTCGCTACCTTGTCCTCTTCCTTCAGGGCCTTCGAGGGTGACGAAGCGGGGTTCAGGCCTGTGATGCCGGGGTGCTCTGGCGAGGTCTCTGACGATTCGCCAGAGGAGGCACCGCCCTGCCCGAACAAGTTGCCGCCAATCTCGCCCTCAGACTGAGGCTTGTCACTAAGCGCGGCGATCTCCTCATCGGTGATGTTCGTGAACAGGTTCGTCTTCGTCGAAGATTGCTTCAACTCCTTCGCAGCAGTCTGGGGCGAGATAAGCCCGCCATTCAAGGCCACCATGACTGAGTCAACGATGGACTTTCCAAGCTCTGCCTTGTCCTTGTCATCCGGCACGGCCAGGCTCGGGAAGTTAAGGTCAAGATCGTCCGGCACCTCACCGAGTTCAGAAGCGCAAAGCACCGGGTACAGCTTCTCAAGCTGCGGCCGAAGGTAAGCGTCCTGATCCGTGGCGATCCGCTCGACGTATATCTTCTCATCGCCGTCGCCGGTCTGGCCCAGGCCCGTGATGGTGCGGCCCCAGAGCCTAGCCACTGGGATCTGCGCCGCGCCGCTAACGTCAAGGCAGAATTGCTGGTACACCTCTCCAAGACCGGAGAAGCTGTACTGTGTAGCCTCGATGCCGCCGTCTTTAGGTAGCGGCACCAATGACTGATTGGAGATAAGGTGATTGATGGCCGCCATCCGCTGTTCGAACTTGACACCGGCTTGCCCCGGCATGCCTAGGCCAGAAAGCTGCGCCGCCAGGTCGTCGAACTTCATCCCCAGGATGTTGGCCCTGAACGTAAGGTTGGCGATGTTCCAACTTACGTTGTCCCGCTTCTGCAGTTCCTGGAACACCGGTTCGATGACCGATATCCCCCACATCGAGTACGCTTCCCTTTCAGGCGTCGGTACCGTAGGGCCGGTGAATCTCAAAATCCTCGAGGCGTGGACCTTAAAGAACTTCCCGCCCGTGGCCTGAACCGAGTAGGACTTCGGCAGGTTGAAATCGCGCGGCCGGCTGAAGTCGATCTCGTAATCAGAGTCAGGATAGATGCCGGACCAACGATCGAAGGGGCAAAGCCCCAAGAAGCCGCCCAGCGGGATGTCGTCCAGCTTAAGCGGTTCGTCGAGTTCATTCTCCTGGCCTTTGATGCAGATAAGACATCCGGCGCCGCCGAAAAGCCGGCCCCAGATCATCGCCGTCAATAGTTGGTTCTTGGTATTGGTGCGGCGAATCACCTTGGCGATGCGGCCCAGGTCCTTGGGATCGATGTCACTCGTGAGCGTAGGCCAGGCCCTGACCATGTCCTGTGCCGGTACGTCGACGATGCGGCGGGGAATCCAGCCGCCTTCGTAGAGTGAAACCAGTTGCCAGTAATTGTAAGTGAGCCTTACTAGCGGGTACTCGGCGCCCTCGACCAGGTTTGGCGAACCGTAGCCCGTGCGAGCCATGATATTACTGAAAAAGTCCTCTGCTTGCGCGCTGGTTTTTTCCCGCAATCCAATGGCCCGTTCTGTAAAGGTGGCTTGTTTCGACTTTCTACGCGGCATTCGCCAACCTTTCTCGCCGCTCGGCCCATCGGCGTGCTCTCATCTCACTAAAGTGCGCTCTGTACACGGGGTTTTTCCACCTCGCTTTAGACGCCGCACCCATGCGCTTCTTCGTAGCCTCAGATTTTGGGTAGGACTTATTAGGCTGCTTTATGACATGAGCCTTCTTTGGCAGGTTAGCCCAGGCATTTGCATTACACGTTGCCGTGTGCTTCATCCTTCGATCGAAGCGTTTCCAAACTGCACAAGTCATTTTGCTGGTACGTCTACGTTCACGTCGACTTTCGTAGCGTCGCTTACCAGCAATAGATAGCAGGTGGCTAGTTTTGGTGAATACCACGCGCCTCCGCATACTAGCTGTAACTGCTACGCGATAATCTTTTTGCAGCCAACGAAGCACCGCTTGGTCATGCAGTTGTCGACGCGCCGCTTTACTGGCAAATTGACGTCTAGATGCCTCCGCAATCTTATGCCTAGATTGCAAAGATAACCTGTACTGCCCACCACCAGTCGTGAGGTTGTAGCCCCATCCCGTGTCAATGAACGTCCTACGTCGACGCACAAATCGTTTCTCGGCTGCGTTCAACTTGGGCTCAGGCCCACTCCAAATTACCTGAGCTGTAAAGTTCTTCAAACTGTATTTACGAATTGCGCGATACAAAGGCCGCTGGTCGTTACACATGAACGCAGTCTTAATATGCCCAGCCCATCGACACTCAGGCTTGTTAATGGTTTGCCCGACGTACTCCTTGCCATTTACCAAGTTATGAAGTACATAGATGTGCCCAGTACGTTCTTGAGTCTTCACAAAGCCTCATCCTAGCCATCCTAAGTTGGTAGAGGGAAACGTGGCGGATGATTCCACGCTTGTCGGCCTGCAGGACCTATCCCTCAACATCGTTCATACCTCGGCGGGCAGTTCTTTGCAACGATCCAGGTCTGCAGGCTCCAGCCAAATGCATTGGTCTTCGCTGTAAGCAGCCGGCCTGACGTCACCGCCCTCGTGGATGAAGGCCCAGAGGAGCCGCTTACCTGGCTCTAACATCGTGCAAAGTATCGACGCCTCTATCTCCAGGCCGTCGATTACCAGTATGTCGTCCTTACGGACAACCAGTCGACGCTTGAAACGCGTGTCTTGGAACAGTCCCACGGCACACCTCGCAGGTCATTGCTGAACGTAAGTCAGGACACCGTTGATTCCGCCTGTTCCAGTACTAACGACGCAGAGGCCGTTTGACGCCGGAGCACCGAACCGCGTACCATCGCCACTAAGCCCTACGGTCGTACCGGTTCCAGGCGACATCACGCCAGTAAGCGCATTAGTGCCAGTACAGTTTGTCGACGTGCCGTACTCGAACTGCGCCGTTGTGGAGGCACCAAACACCAATGTCCCGCCGCATACATACGTAGCCTTGGTACCGCTAATTGCGACGATCTGCGTGGTGGTCGCGGTCGAGATTGCGACGCTAACCGAGGACTTGGCCACCGACGGGTTCTGACACGGGTCGCCCGAACCGGCGACGTTGCCGATGATCTCAGTAGCCACGGGACTGAAGGTAGCGTTGATGACGCCGGCCGTCGGATAGGCGCTTGAGCAGGCAAATGTTGCAACATAGTTGTCGCCGCTCGCTTGACTAGGCGCGATGGTGAAGACCTGCGTGCCGGTGGCGGGGGTAAAGCTAGTCGTGCTGACGGCCGCGCCCGCGGTGGTAACGTTGTTGGGCTCATAGGCCAGCTTCAAGGTGCAACCTGACGGCGAGCCGGTGATCCCAGTCTCGACGATGGTCAGGGTCCCGACACCGGAAAAGTTAGGCAGGCGAATGGCGCCGGAGACGGCCGTAGCCGTGGCGGCCGTGGCGGTAAAGAGCGTCACGCCTGACTGAGCTGTGTAGCTTTGGGCGAAGGCGAGAGGCGCCGCCATGCAGAGGCAGGCCGCCAGGAAAGTCACGATCTTGTTGCGCATGACGTCGGTTCTCCTTTGAGGTTGGTTAGTGTTAAACACCCAGGATCTGGGCGTCAAAGCAATCTTGAGGGACTTGGTCTTTGGCTTCTGGTTTCTTGCGTCCGCGCTCCATCTCCTCGGCAAAGCGCTTCTCAGCTTCTGGGCTTACGCGCCCACGGCCTGACGATCCAAACTGGCGCGGATTACCTGTCGACTTCGAGCTGCCACCGGATGTGAACTTACCATCGCGTGGATCACAGCTAGTTTCAGCGTCGTAAACCTTGTACGAATAACCAAGCTTGCCAGTACCGCGGCATACACCGCAGTCACGACGCATGCCGCCATTCACCCGGCCGGTTCCATTACAGTGCGTACAGGTGTTCGATAAGCGATAGTCAAGCGGTTTTATGGCGTCCTTCATCTTTTCGAGTTTTGTGTCGTCGATGTAGTGATTGGTGTGCGACCTATGCTCAAGGCACTTATTGCATAATCCAGACTTTGCACCGCGAGTGTTCGGCGGCATAGGTTGAAACTTATGCCGCGGCATTTCGTCCTTCGCCTTAGACTCATTAGCTTCATTAGCTCGCATACACTTGGCACAGTAAACATATCCAGGAACAGGCCGACTACGTCCTTCACAGCCGCCTTCGTAAAAGGTGCCAGGGCATTTCTTCACGTTGTGGCTGGCATAACCGTAGGCATCCAGCGCTAAGGCTCTCAGGTCAATCCGTCTCATGCTGTACCTTCGAACGCCGCCAGGAACTGCGGCTTGGTCATCTGGTGAATGGAACCGTTGCGGTAGACCTTACGAGGCCACCCGATGTAGTCGACATCCAGGAGCGGAGCCGTAGTGCAGCGGCAGTTAGGACAACCACCGGGGCCGTAGTGGCCTAGCGATGACTTCTCACCAGCCAGGGCCTCAGGGTCAGGAAGATCAGACCAGGCGAAGATTACCTTGTCCAGGGCCTTGTGCGACTTTCTAACCCGCACGTCCTCTGAGGTAAGCCACTCGGCAAACTTGATGTCGAGGTCCTCGCACCTGGCTTGAGTTAATGCAAGACTCGCCTTAGCGGTCTCGGTTCTTGAGATCAAGTGCACTCGGCTCCGCAGCAACTCAGGAAACCGCGTCCTGAGCATCTTCGTCACCGTTGCCGGCCTGGCGCCTGACTGCTGCGCCGCTCGCACTTCGTGAACGAGCGTCTGTGCGGCGTCGAGCGGGACGGAGCTGATGTACTTGGCGTTGTCCTGGATAAGACGCTGCACCTTGACGCCTAGGCCGCCCTGCATTTCCCTTTGCAGCAAGCGGTAAAGTTCGCGAGACTTTTGGCTCTTGGCCGCGGCGGCGCGCCAAGTCTTGGCGTTCTTGGTGTTGGTCCAGAAGATCATCCGCCGCGCCAGCAGGTCACTGGCCTCTTGCACGTCGGTGTGACGAGTGCGGTCGGCCAGTTCCTGCAGCCAGGATTCCAGATCCTGCCCAGCGCCGATGGGCTTCAGCACCCGTCGAACGATGGACTGTATTCCGGCGGCGTAGGCTTTCTCCAGGCGCTGCGTGGTCTTGAAGACGGTGGGCTTGGTGGGAGGCATGAGCTACCACTCAAAACCTGGAATAGCCCGTTTAACTGCAGCGTGCGCCTGATCCCACTCTTTTTCAAGTTGAGCAACTTTAGCTGAAGCGATATCCCACTTCTTTTCGAGATCGTATCTATCACGTTGATCGCTTGAAGCGTTTTTATATCGTTCACGTGCTTTGTCTTCAGCAGCATACGCCGGTTGCATTCGTTCCTGAAGACTTTCAAGCCATGCGCGCGCTTTAGCCTGAGACGCTAAAGCGTCACGTGGTGGCGTAGTATTCAAGTCCTTCGCATTTCCCTTCCGTGCGTCTCTCGCCGGTCGAGCGTCCAAGACCGCGTCCAGCGCGCGGTGCAGCCTGGCCGGGGCCTTGCGCACGGAATCTTTCGCGGGCGCGGCTTTGATCAACGAAACAGAGTTCTCGCTCCAATAACGACCTTTAACTTTGTAGCGAATGGTATCACCTTCACCAGATCCGTGTGATATGTGAGTAATAGGCGCTTTGATTTTCGTACCATCAATACGCACTATGTCGCCAATGTGAAATTGCGCCATCTCAGTGCACCAAGATCCCTTCCTTGCCCTGGACACCCAAGGCAATGCAGTGCTCCTCTGACATCCAGACGTATTTGAATGCGCAATCTCCGGGACGCGACTTGAGTTTGAAGATCTTCCCGTAGAGCAGTTTGAACTTGATGACGCCCTCAACCGGGGCGCCGGCGGCTTTGAACCGTTCCAGGAGCAACTGGGCGAAGGCGTAAGGCTTGGTACGGTCGTTATAGAGCGCGGCGATCTCGAACCCGGCCACGCGGATGGCGATGACCTTGTCCTCGGTCGGCTCAGGTGCCTGAATCTTAGGCAGCAGGAGGTTAGGGTCCTTGACCAGGACGCGGTCTTGGTACTTCTCAGGGATGTCAGGCATAGCGCTACATCCCCGTCGGACGCTTGTCCAAGCCGGCGGCCTTCAGCACCTCAGCAAGATCGTCGACGTGCAAACAATCACACATACAAGCGTACTCGCTGGCACCCTGCGCCACCGCGATATTGCCATTGCAGTAATCGTTCCCAGCCACGGCACTGTGCAGTATGCCAAATGCCTCAATCGCGCCGACGCCATTGAGCCTGACGATCTTGTCGCCGTTCTTCGCTTCACGCCCGTTTCTGTAATGCATCACACTCTCCTTCTGAGGAACTCAAACTCACGGTCGCCACCGGATATCGGATGGTCTTGGCTCTTTAAGTACAAAACACCGCATGCGTGGCAGAGCGACACCCTGCACCCTGCACCGGGCCGTACCAGGTCCGCGCTCAACGACGTGCATCGTCAATGTATTTGCGGCTTGCGCCTCACCGCACTCATGGCAGGTAAATGCCCGGTCGGCCGGTACGAAGTGGGCCACGCGGTCACCACTCCCTCGGCGCCGGTCTGTACTTGGTCAAGTCATAGTTCGCTTCCTGGTTGCGTTCGCCCTGGGAAGGACCGCGCTGGAAGGCAATCAAGATACCGAGCAGCGCGGCCAGAGCGGCCAGAGCGGCTAGTGGGTGGTCGAGGATGCCGGAGTTTTGGGCCAAGCCTTCTTCGTTGAACGTCTGCCCGAACAGCGATGGCTGCCGTTCACCTTGCCGCTTAATAGAGAATGGGCGCTTTTCTCTGACAGCCTCGATTATCGCCGCCGCATGGCGCTCAGGCTCTACCTCTACGCTGCCCACCGCATCCAAACTTTTCGCGCTTCGCATAGGTAATCCTCCAGGGCCTCATGATTTATGAAGACCGAGATACGACCGGCGCGGTCCATAGCCTCGACGATACCATGGACGTCGCCCGTGGGCGCCTGGGAAAAGCGCGGTAGCCACGTGATCGCCGAAGACCCGACCAGCGGCACGCCCATGCTGACCGCGTCGGCCGAGACTATATTGAAGCTCTCCGTAAGTGAGACCTGCATGCAAACTTCCATCTGAGCGATCAATTCAAGGAACTCAGCGTGACCCTGCCAAGGATGTAAGACCAAGGTGGCGCCGGCAGCCTTGAGCGCCGCTTGAATATTCTTCAGGTTACTCTGCCCGAACTGTTCCACCCGGTCACCGTTCATGTGAAAGACAAGTGGACGACGATGCTGCGCCGCAAATGCCGCGGCGGCCATGGCCTGAATAAGTTGATTCTTGAATGGCCTAATCGCGCCGAAGCAGCCTACGTGCAACGCGGCTGCGTGCTCCAGCGGTTTGCGCGCTTGCCGCAGCGGGTAGTAGTTAGGCAGCCAGGCGGCACGACCAAGCCCCGGCACCGCGGCCCAATCCTGCGCGGTCTGCTCGGAGTTGAAAGCTACCTCTATGCCGAGACGGTTGAAAGCCGCTAACCACTCCACGGCGCAACCTTCTTGAGCCAAGAACGCAATCTCACTGTGGGCGCGCACCGTCCACCGGACCTTAGGATGCAAGTGCATTAGCTCGGCCATCTTCGCCGGCGTAACCCAGATAGCTTCGAGCACAACAGCTACGGGCCGGTACTGCGCTACCAAGGCGTCGATCGAGTTGCCATCCTCAGCCGTTACCATCAAGGCACGCAGCCCTTGGGCATTCAGCATGTCAACGACAAACTGCACAGAGCTAAGTACGCCGCTCGACGGGTGCTGCTTGCCGTCATAGTCGTAATGCTTCTTGACGATGAAGAGGTAAAGCTCGTGTTGATTCATGTCTGCCGCGTCCTTGCCGCGCGGTGGTACTACCTTCAAGTACGCGGGCCGGGCAATTCCGGCTGCCTTAGTGTATACAGCAAAGTATGAAGCGTCAATCCGCTCCGCCGCCACTCAGAATTTAGACTGCCACAGCCACTCGTTCCTGCACACTCTTAACAGCCGAGCCAAGCAGCCAATCCCGCTCCACGCCACCGCGAAGGAAGACCCACTCAGCGGACTGCGTCTCTTCGGGCCGTAGAATGTCGTCAGCCTCAATCAACCGCCGCTCACCGTTGTGAAAGACCACGTCGTACAATCTCATTGCATGTGCGCTATGCTGCGCCACGTCTTTGCAATCTATTTGATGAACCTCGTCACTTAATAGCCTCCCGTATGGCCAAAGCCAGGTTGATCCGTGTGCCGTCGAAGCCCAGACGATTGCGCATGCGCCATACCAAAGACTTCACCGCGTCGTAAGATGATCCAGTTCGAACCGCAATGTCGTGATCGCCAAGACCTTGAGAGAGGAAGAACGCCAAGCACGCCAACCGAGGTGGGAGGGCGCGAAGACTTTGATCGAAGTTCGTGGTCATGCCGCTAGCCTGTACATGTCCTTGAACACCTCGTTGCTGATATAACGGCCGGCGTCACAGGCGTGGTCAGCAAACTTCACTGGCTCTTCTTCGCCACGCTTGGCAGCTTTCTCGTTCCAAGCGTAATTGACGTGCTCGCGAACTGCATTAGGGCACCGTGTTCTATGATACCGAATCTTTCGCTGCTTCAGCGCCGAGGCTACGCGGCGAATACCGTCCAGCACCGTATTATCTGCCGCCGCGAGCCATAGGTCGTCGCGCCGGCGTAACTCCTCTTTAAAAGAAGCCGCCGAAGGATCGAGCAAGATGCAAGGCTGACACCCAGCGCCGATGTTACACTCGGTTATGAACTTGGCAAGATCATCTGCATACTCAGCGTCAGTCTTGGCCCGCATCCGCTTACTACTGTCCCAGTAGTACTCATTGTCATACCAAAGAGTCTGCCCGTCGTCGATGGCGTGAAGGAATACGCACGGATTAGTAGTGCCGTAGTCAATGCCGATGTAGTGGGCAGCCTTGCGCCCCATATTGTAAAGCGTGCCTGGCTTCGTCATATCATCGTACAAAGTCCAGTCGCCCCAAGCCCCGGCGTAGCATGCACCACCGACCATGTTCCACTGACCGAGAATCATACGATCGTAGAACACGCCAGTATAGAGCTTCTTCTGTGACGACACGTACTCCAGATCGAGATTTGGATTGTCGTCCATGGTATACGTATCCCACCACAGCAATCCATCCTTGATCAGTTCCTCGTTATCAAGGTAATCCTTCTTCAACCAATGCTCACTGTTGTCGGCGTTGGTAGAGAAGTACAAACGAGAACCGGGAGGGGAGAGCCGCGTCAGCAGCATCTGAAAGTATGACTGCGGCATAAGGACCGCCTCGTCACATACCGCTGCACCGATGGTAGCGCCGCGCAGATACTTCTCACTACCTTCGTCATGTGCGCCGTAAACGATCCAGTCAGTACCAAAGAGCCTAAGTTCGCCGGACTGTGCATTGTAGTGGTAGTTCCTATTGCCTATGAGATCGAATAAATCCATCAGCACGTTCGTCTTGATACTAGCCTTGCTAACGCCAGTTAGCAACCTGCGGCCTAGCACTGGGTAGTCGCACAGATACATAATCTTGCTGTGCAACCCCCAAGTCTTGCCGCTACGAACACTGCCAACCAAACCATTGATCTTTGCATCGCGCTCTGGCGGCCGCATTGCGAACCTCTCCATACGCGGCCCGTAGTTGAGCTTAGGCATCACTATCCAGCTCTTCGCTACGCTTTCGGAAGGCGCCTAGCAGGTCCTTCAATGCGTCGTTGCCTTCAATCTCAAGCGGCTGAACACCGTACTTCTTTGGCCGCAACTTGGCAAGCAACCACTGCTGTGTACTGACCATCAACTTGGCGCGCTCGACGTTGTCTGCGGTTCGAACCTCCTCAACATCTATTACTTCGCCTTTAGGCCCGGTGCCTGTGCGCCTAGTAATGATTTCACCGAGCCGTGGATTAGCCGCAGTGTCTCTCAGCTCCTCGGCTTGGATGTCTGCTTGGGCTTCCCGCGCACGCGAGTACATTCTAGATATGTGGGGAGCTATTTCTAACCACTCATAAAACGTCATCACAGTTGGAAGCGTAGGGTCAAGATTAAGCCGGCCAAGACTCATGCGTGAATCAGTGGCGAACATTTCACAAACTCGTATAGCAAGCGCTTCGTCAAACTTTGTAGGGCGCGACTGGCCTGCAACCTTTAGCACTAACGGAACGCCGCCACCCTTGCGCGCAGGCGGTCCTAACGCAAGTTGAGCTTCAGCCTGCAACCTACTATGACGTGCCTTATTGATAGCGCTCTTCGCCTTACGAGTAAGTTCTCCGTTGTGGCGCACCGGCCCGGCGGACGCAGGCGCGCCCTTACCAAGTTTCTTGGCGGTGGCCATCTAAACTCCTCGATAAAACGTAAGAGGGCGCCAACCTGTACACGGTTAGCGCCCTCTCTTGTTACCACGACTGGACGAGATAGGATGGAGACGTACGCGCACCCTCGAAGGGTGGGATCGTCAGCCGATCGTCATCGTCGTGGATTGCGGCGGCTTATCGTTAGCCGAAGTCAAGTCATCGCCAAGTCGTACGGTGTCGGCTCTTTGACTACTGGATTCTAACCAGTATTTCCGATGTCGATGTTATTTTGTTTGGGATAGTCCCCAGGTTCTGAACCCGAGAAGACCGGCAGTAGGTACTGGGCGCCACTCTCTTATGGCGACAGGAGTGATCATACTCACAGGATGGTTAAGCCTGGTATTGTTACCCCCAATGAACCTGTGTGTATCAGCGGCGACCATCTCAGCCGCTTCACGTTTCTTTACGTGCTGGTGGTGCTTGCATTGTGGCCACTCGTTCCGATGCTCGAGCTGCCTTGCCTCGCCATAAGAGAGAACACAAACATCCAAAAGAATACTCCGTCTCACATAATGAGCGTTGGCCCGCATCGGTTCGCCAGCGGGAGGCTGCCGCTCGGAACCCTGCCGCTCATGGCTCAGGTTCCAAAACACTTTCAAACGCAAAGCACGAAGTACGCAAGTTTAAGTATAACACGCCGAGCTGCCGGTGGAAGTGCTTATTTGAACGTCGGAGGCGCACTAACGATTAAGTCCTTATTTTTGTGGTGTTTATTTACATGATAGTTCTTCGATTGTTTTTAAAGTGTACATTTTAAACATATAACTGTTGAACTAACTAACATATAACTTAAATTAGTATATGTATATATACCTTATATTATTAATTATTAAACACTGTAGCTTTACACATTAAGGACTTAGGGTTCAAGTTAGTTGATATGATAGTTGTCCGTTTAGGCGTACATTCAGTGTCCTGTGCGACGTGCTAAGCGCTGTGTAAATGTAAGACAGTGCAGGACTTAGGCACCTGTCGGTGAGTGTGTTATAATAAATTACATCTATTAAACTTATCGGCGACGGCGTTAGTCGCCCGCAGAAAGGAGCGCCATTGAACGCTAAAACCATCCGCGCGTTCTCACTTTCACTAAAGTTGGTAGATCGCCTGCAGGCCTTCGCGTTACGCTTGCAGTTCGATACCACCCTGGCCGATCGGTTGAATTTACCTCCAACGGTAGTGGCGCCGCGCATCGCGTCTGACGTTCGCGGCCTCACGCCTGAAGACTATACTGGGTTGCGCAAATTGATTGGAGCAGTAACGTCGCTTAAAGGTGACGATCTTCTTGATCATGGTTTGAACAATCCCGCCACCAGGGGCGCCGCGTACAGCTTCATTCGCACCGCGCAGGTGCGTAATGCTAAAACCGCCAAAAACCAAAACAAAGAATTGACCGGCAGGCGCGGAACCAATTTAAGCCGCGCCGTCGAGATGCTGTTAACTTTCGCACTGGAAAACCTGGAGAATACGAAAGATGCCGCCATTAACGGCGCTAACAACATTGGTGGCCGTAAAAGCCGCGATGCTCGCAAAATTGCGTGACAGTGTTCTTACACCTGCCAATGCCAAGACACTGCATCTTCAACCTATGACGGAGGATCAAGCTAAACAAATCGGCATTAAACCGGCGGGCGCCGGGTTTAAAATACCGTACTTTACCTCAGAAGGGAAGCTAGACGTATCAGGGTTTTTTCGTTATAGATTTTTGCCGTACTATCAAGCAAGTCGAGGTTGGGCATCGGTGGGTGAACCGATTAAACCATTGCGTTATACGCAACCCTCGGGTACCGAGTGTAAAGTTTATATGCCCCCACTCCTACCCGAAGGCGGTACATGGCGTGACGTGATGAATACATCAGACATAGACCTGGACATCACCGAAGGAGAGCTAAAGACGGCCTGTGGATGCGTCCACAAACGCGCTACGTTGGGTCTTGGTGGCGTATTCAGTTGGACGAGTCGCGCCAAGGAACAAGTGTTGATACCGGCGCTCGCGGCTTTTACGTGGAAGGATCGACGCGTCAACCTTGCATTTGATAGTGATCGTGCGGATAATCCTCTGGTCCAGTTAGCAGCTAGTCGCTTGGCGACGACCTTGACGGCGCGTGGTGCATTAGTATATGATGTGTCGCTTCCGCCTGGTATTGATGGTAAGAAGCAAGGGCTGGATGACTTCATCCTCGCCAACGGCCCTGAGGCCTGGGTTGCGCTGCTCGCCGCGGCCACGCCAGTTAAGTCGTCACTTGAGTTGCATCGGCTAAATGATGAAGTGGCTATGGTGTGGGGCGGCGGGGCGGCGGGCAACGTAGTTCGTATTGAGGATGGGCGCCTGCTGACGCCTACGCAGTTCACGCGCAGTATATATAGAGACAGAGTTTACATGGAATACGGTTTGACGCAGAACGGCAATCCTGCCGCGCCTAAGGTGAAGTACGCGGCCGATGAATGGTTGGCGTGGCCGCAGCGTGCAAGGGTTAACCAGATTACTTACAAACCCGGTGCTGAGCCTATAACGGCGGAAGGTGATTACAATTTGTGGAAGCCATCCACGATTGTGCCAGCCAGCGGCTCCACGGCTCCGTGGGACGACCTCCTTGGAAGGATGTTCGCTGGCGTGGCTGCTGAGCACCTGCTGTGGTTCCGTCGCTGGTTAGCGTATCCACTGCAACGTCCAGGTACTAAGTTGTTCAGTTGTGTTCTGGTCTGGTCGCACCTTGGGGGCACCGGCAAGAATTTACTGGCTGAAGCGCTGTTGCCGATTTACGGCCATCATAATTGTGCCACTGTGCAGAGTGACGACTTACTATCCGGCTTTAATTCCTGGGCGGAAGGTAAGCAGTTCGTCATAGGCGACGAGATCACGCTTGATGATAAGCGGCATACGAGCGGAAAATTGAAGTCGATGATTACCAAGCGTACACTGCGAATCAATCGAAAGGGGATCGAGGCTTATGAAATACCAGATTGCACGAACTATTACTTCACCAGTAATGACCCGGTTGCGATCATACTGGACCAAGGCGAGCGGCGCACGTTCGTTCTGCACGCGCCGGAGTGCGCTATAGGCGATGACTATGGAACGCAATTTTTGCGCTGGCTCTACGGCTACGAGGCTCCACCGGGTACACAGCCCTTGGCGCCCGGTGCAGGTGCGAACGCGCTGGCCTATCAACTTCTGCACCAGGACATGGGGTCTTTCAGCCCTACGGCGCCGCCGCCGGATACTGATGCACGGTTAGAGCTTATTGCGCAGTCGAGGTCAGACGTGGACTCGTGGGCCGCGGCCGTTAAGCTGGACCCTGACAAGTATCTGGTAAGACAAGACGCTCCGAAGTTTAGCGGCTCGCATCGCGCCGAGGCGTACGCGATCTATACCCCGGAGGATTTACTGCAACTCTACGACCCGGAGGAGCGAAAGCGTACTTCTCTTCGCGCCTTGGGCATTGCCTTAGATAGAGCTGGATTTCGCAAAGCTTCATCCAATAACGGCCGGTTAAACAACGTTCGCGCCACGTTCTGGCTTATCAAGGACCCGGACCCGACCCGGGCGCCGATTACCTCTACCGTAGCGGCGCGGCTTTACCAAGAGGAGCGGCCTGAGAGGTTCGTCCTACCTTCGGAGCGGGCGAAGAAGGAGAAGATGCAATGATAGATTTACGCATAACCATTAAGCGGGACAGTGGTAAGTGGTTTATCGCTAAGTGTATGACATTTGACGTTCAGGCACAAGGCCGCACGCCACTTAGCGCGTTGAATAACTTAGTCAAACTTAGGGAATTACGTACTTGACTCCCTGAGGGGAGAGAAAAGGTGAGAATATGCACTACGCAAACGGACGTGAAGCAAAGAATGGCGACAAGGTGGTTCTGTTCGGAATTACACGGACCCCGAGAAGGCGGCAATGCGGAAGGAGCAGGGTCACCAGGTCAATCTGGCGGATGCGGTTCTGATGGCGGCGTGGACCACGCCGCAGGCCCACGACGTGACGGGGCGGTTAACGGCTTCTGGCGAGATGCTGACTGGATCGGATGCAGGGATGGAAAGTGGAGGCCAGTTAAGCCCGGAACATTCCCTCTGGCTTATGGGTATCCCGCCCGAGTGGTCAAGTTGCGCGGTTACGGCGATGCAATCGTATCGGAAACAGCCAAAGCCTTCATCGAAGCGTACCTCGACACGGAAGGATCGGTGACCGCATGACCCTGTTCGATTTGGTTGAAGAGGTCCAAGAGAAGACGCACCTGGGCGAGCTGGAGATTCTCGACCGTGTGCAGCGCGCATGGCCCAGCCACACGCAATTCACGCCCACGCAGGCCGCGCTGATGGTTCGCGCGATTCAGCGGGACGGGCAAAAAGAGAGGGCCGCGGCATGAAGG